CAACCATTTTTAAGTTAATGAGTGATATATGAATGCTAAGCCTACTGCCTACCCCATTCTGGGACACAAATCACTCAAAGGAGAGTGTGGGATTTGAACCCACGGACCGCACATAGGCGACCACCCGTCTAGCAAACGGGCGCATTCAACCTGACTCTGCCAACTCTCCATGTCAGGGAAGGCTTACTGCCTTACCCTTAATTCTTGATACTACCATTCTAACAGATTTTAGACTTCATGCCTGTACCGTTACTATCATTTACTATCAATTCCGAAAGAATGACATCAAGCTCCTTTACTGCCTGTTTCTTTAAACGATAATAAGTGGGTGAGCTCATGCCACCCATACTATCACAGATGTCATCAACGTACATCTTATTGATGTAGGTCTTTCTCAAAATAGTTCTATGTTTTGGATTTTTAAGCCTGTTGATCATTCTACCTAATTCAAGTTTCCTGTTAATGACCTCTTTAGTATCCTGTTCTATAGCCTGTTTCATCACTACAAGCTGAGTATAGACGTCATCAACTTTTCTAGCTTGACCGCCTTGGACTTTAATGTCTGTCCACTTAGGACTTGAGAGCAAACCTGCCTCAAGCTCATTGATTTCATCTATACGGCTTTGGATGTCCATGTCCAGATCCTGCAACTCTTTCAAGAGCTCTTTAGCCTTCACTCTCTATCTCCTTTGTGATATAATAGTCTGTGCGATAACTATTAGCTGAGACAGAGAGTGTCTTGGCTTTTTTTATGCCCACGAAATATGGATTTTCTTGTCAGAAACGAAATCTTGTCCAGTGAAAAAATTTTTAGATAGATAAAGCTTATATTTGACAGTAAAGCCAGCTCCTAATAATTCTCTTAACGCTTCCAACGTTCTTTCATCTCCTAATCGATTCCTGAGATATTCGTCTCTAACTGACCAAACATCGATCAAATAACCTGTATAACCTTTTTGAGCAGAAGTTTTTAGTTTTTGTTCTAGGTTATATTTCTCAAAATATCGCTCGAACCATTTTGCGTGGCTTTCTGAGCTTAATTGCTGCACTTCATCAAACAATGTCATTTTAACCCCAATCTTTTATTTTTATAATCTTGAAATTCCGTAGTATTCATAACCACATGGCACGCAGCAAAATCCGTAACTATTAAAATATTCATCAAATAGACCGATTTTACTATCGCAAACAGGACAATGTGTTCTACGGTATCTTTCTTCTTTGTTCAGACCGTTCAAAATTTTCTTTTTGCGTTGACGTTTATTCATCATCCATCTCCTCGATTAGCCAGTCAAGGTTCTTACGTGCTTTCTTCAGGTCCTCAAGACCGTTTTTCTTCTGGAATCGCAATAGATACTTGATAGCATTTCCCCAGCACCATGCTGCCTTACCTGGCAGATTGCCAATGAAATTGTCAATTACTTCAATACCTTCAATGCCTTTTGATCCTTGGTAGTGACTTGGTTTGTTTATGTTATCAATTTTTTCTGGTTTCATTCTTTTACCTCCTCAATCTTAATCCCTTCACAATCGAACACCCAGCCGAAGCCATTCGAAACTACTTCCTTTTTCGTGAGTTTATAGCACTTTTCTGAAAAAAAAGTACTTTTTGTAAAAAGGAGTACTACGGGAGAAAAATGTCCGTATTTATCTCCTAAATTTGCATTTTGATTGACAAGATATAAGTCCCCGTCGTTTCGGTTTAGAAGTTTAATTTCGTATTTTTTCTCTTTCTCGACCTCGTAGCCGAATTGGTGCATGTTGACGAGGGTTTGAAATGGTTTTGTGCCAGCGGTTATAAACCACCTTTCAAACTCATTAATTTTAGCGCTGTCAAAAACCGATGGAATGTTATAGGCACATCGATACAAATTCCCTTCAAAAACATCCTTATTCTCTTCATACCAATCCGCAACAAACTGCGGAACTTTGACTGGTTGCGGTTCGTCTAGTTGTTCTAAATCTTGTAAAAAGATTTGGCGCGCTAGCTCTGCTCCTTCAGCATCCCATACACCCTCAAGTTTTTTATACTTCTCAATTAATTGCTGTACTTTCATCTTCCTGCTCCTTTAACTTATCTTGTGACTTTCCAGTTCACCAAATTCGTGGCCGTGGCTTACGAAATACGAGCCAATCAGGATTGCATCTGCCTCGTCATCTTTGACGTTTAGGTTGAATTCATCGGACACTTTAGCAATAGCCTGCAGCTTCATTGACTTCTTGCTACGGTCTTTGTAGCTGAACTTCCAGTACTTGCGCCAGGTCGACACGTTCACGAAGTACACATTGTCAGCAATCAGTCGACCAAGGATGATACCTGTCACAATTCCGATGCTAATCATAGATTGCTGATTTGGCCCCATGACTGAGTTCTTCTCAACTACAATTGATTCAAAATGGCAGTCGTACTTCTGGAGCGCTCTCGATTGAATCGCTCGTAGTTCACTAGCCATGAAGCGTCCACGTTCAAAGAACGACTTGCTTTTATGTTTTAAGACACCACTCTGAACAAGGTCAGAGCCGTGAAATACGGCCCAACCTGTCGCAGTAGTTGAAATGTCCAACGATAATGTCAGAGATTTCATTGTAGCTCTCCCTTGATTCCACAGAGGTCGAATAGATTTCGTTTATTATTTTCGATAAACTCAAAGAATTTCTGGAGTTCGTCTAAGTTTCGTTTTTCTGCCTTGACTCCTAAGCTGGAATGGTATTCTGTCGGCGTTTCCGGTGTTACCCTGATGTCTAGCCAATAGAGAGGCTCGAACACGTCGCCTCTTGTATCGAGAGAAGCATCTGCGTCCGTATTTCTGAAATGCATCTGCATATCATATTCAATTTTATTTGTGATCGTGATGGTCTTGTCCACGATTTCAAGTGTGATAGTTGTTCCTGGTATATCAATTTTATTAAGCATTTGTTTTTCTCCTTTAAAATAATTTTATTTGTGACTTATAATTTTCAAGTCTCTGTTGAGCAAAGTTGAAAATGTTTTTGTCAAGCTCACAACCAACATATTCAAAACCTAACTCCTGACAAGCAATCAAGCTACTTGCTGAACCGACATGAGTATCAAGAATCTTGTCCCCGTCTTTTGCGTAGTTTTGCAGCAACCAGAAATAAAGATTGATTGGTTTTTGGGTTGGGTGAATTCTAACTTCATTCAATGCCTTATTTCCTTGCTGAATATGTCCTTCAGATATTGACTTACCTTGCATCATACCATTCCACATATAGCGAAATAAGCGCGTGCTATCATGTAAACTGGAGTACGCTAACTCACAATCTGAAAAACTTGAATGAGTATTAACCTTGTCCCATACGATACGGCCAGAACCGAAAGAGTAGTTGTTGAAGTAGTTCACTCCCCAAATAATTTGATTTTTTGAAACTCTAAATAATTCATCAAAATAATCTTTCCCCGGAACTTCCCATTTAGTTGTTTTGCCGTACAATCTATGGACTCCTATAGGACTGATTTTGTTCCCATAAAATTCTCTTTGTTCTGGACCAGAAAAATATGGTGGATCTACAATAGCTAAATCAAAATAGTTATCAGGATATCTTTTCATGACGTCCATGCAATCTTCGTTAAGAAATAATTTCAAGTTATCACCTCATTTCAATTCCTTTGCGATAGCAGCGATAACACTCACAGTCACGCTGTTTCCTGCTTGCTTGTATAGCTGAGAGTTGCTGTTTACTTTTTGCGCCTTGTCAAAAGCCCAATCTGGAAATCCTTGTAATCTCCAACACTCACGAGGTGTTAGCTTGCGAATACGATAGCCAAAAGATAAATGGTTATTTTCGTGATAGCTATTACTTGTCAGTGTAGGAGCTATTTCATGCACTCCACCCTGATTATAGCCATGGCCACGCTGGATGATTTTAGGTTCAAGACCTCCACCTTGATATGCTCTGATTGTTGGTGCGATGCCATCTGTTTCGTAAACAACTCCACATTGATTAAAATTGGGTTGCAATATCCCAAATTGTTTTATAGTATTACTTTTTATTGCTATCTTTTGCCCCTCTCCTTTATTCGTTGTGAGT